TACTGGTAAGCCTGTCAAATGGCAAATCACCCCAAGGGTTTCAGTGGTTATGGGATCATTGTTCCTAAGTCTTGTAATTGTGCTTTGTGGAAGTAACTTCTCACGTCTTAAGCGTGTGGTGTTGTACCCTGCATCCTTAAGTTTTTGCAAAATATCTTTATAAATTATCATTATATTACCTCTTTCTGCCAGCAACCGCCCCAGCTCGGTTGTATGTTATTAACAGTTACCATTTACTACTGGTCTAACTATTTGGTATTCTGTGAATGTCTTAGCCATTATTTCGGCCAGTCCTTTATCTATCCCCTGCTTGATTAAATCCTCTTTATATGCTTTCTTTGCTCTCTTCTCTGCTACTGTCATTTCTATTACCTCGCTTTCTCTTCCTTACAAGTATTATAATACACCTTATAAGGTGCATTGTCAATGCTTTTTTGTATTTTTTAGTGTTTTTTTTAAAAAAAGAGCCTGCCATTAATGACAAGCTCTTAGATATCTTATATATTTCTATTAATCTATAATCACAAACACCAGTTCCGCCCCTTTATACTTGGTTGAATTAAATACCACCATATAGTTACCGGTGCTTTCATTAGGCGATAGCGTGTATTCTGAGCTATTGCACAAAAGGCCGTTGCAGTATACCTTAAGATTAGAGTTGATGGTAAGCTTATAGCTTCCAGGAAACTCAATAGTGGTCTCTCCGGCTGCATTAGATACGATATATTCATACCGCCTATAGTCCACCTCAGGGCTGTCAACAATGCCACCGCAGTAGCTTCTTCTGTCCGTCACCTTGTCAGCTATAGAGACTGCTCCGGCTTCCACAAGGATATCCGCCAATCTGATCTCGTATATGTCATTGGTCTGCATAAGCTCCGGTACGTTTGGAGTGTTTGCAGGATCTCCGTCAATCACAGCCAATGCCACTGATCTATCCGCCCTTGCATACCTTATGACCACGCTTGAGTACCTCGGCATTGTAGCGTGAGCTGTGCTCAGCTCTAAGGTCTTGATGGTGGTGTTAAGGTACCAGTGATTATTTACAATCGCCTTTCCTGTATCTACATTTACGCTTAGCCCTGCTGCCGGTGACACAAGCAATGCGTTCTTATAGTACCGGAATACTCCATCAGACAGCAGCCCGGCAAATATGTTATTGATATCGTCCGCCGAATATATTCTATCCGGCTCTCCTGACGTCATTTTTGCGTCAAAAAATCCACTTTTTTCAGCCATTCAATAAGCCTCTCTTTCTTCCTTATTTATAATGCTCTTGCTTCAAATGTTGGAATTACACTCGCCCCTTCGTCACTGTAGCTTTCAATCACGCTTAAAACCTGTGACTTGGTGGTCGCTCCATATGGTCCAATCACTGATACATAATCGCCAAGGGTATAATCCCTCCCATACACATACATGCCATACGGCTCAATCTCTCCGTCAAGCTTTTCAGCCGGGGTATATGCTGCAAGCTTTTCAACACCATTTTCCTTAAGGATCTCCATATATTCACTTTCCGAGATCTCACCATTATTAGTACTGGCGTCTCTCTGATCAACATACAGCTCATATCTGTTAAGTCCTGCAGCAGTACCAACACTGGCACATTTTCTGTTCTTTCCCTCGCCCTCACCTGCCACAAGGGCTACATTCTTGTATTTTTCATAGCTCAGGGCATAATCGCTATTAAGAAGATTTTCGTTCGCAGGACTGAACTCAACATGTGGGTATGTATCCTGCTCAATGGATCTATCTATTCCCTTATACATGTATATCACCATCTCGCCGTCTGAATTAACATATATATCCCAGCCTATGCCAAATGACTTGAACAGGTCAACCATGTATTTCAGAAGGTTGGTACCTGTCACCTGCTGCCTTATCACTTCTTTATATCCTTTCAGTTCAGCTAATATGATACCAGGTATTCTTCTTGCCGGATTGCTTGGATTGATAAGGTTCTCATTCAGCAGGCGGCGAACCTCAACCTCAAGAAGCCCATCAAGATTAGTCTGCTGCCATATGATCCTTCGCCCGGCAAGGCTCTTTAAGTCATGCCCTTTCACAAGCAGGTGATCTCCGTTTACTACGTCCGTTTTTATATTGACTGTTTCTATTATCATCACATTCTTCATGCCATTAGCGGTCATGTCTTTGTCTCTTACCAGGCAGTTGTTGGGAGCCAATAATCTTGTGTTTTTATCATTTGCCTCTAGGTACAGTTCACAGTCACCGGCTTCGATATATTTGATGTTCCATATGCAGCTTTCATATTCGTCAATGGTGTCCAGTATATCGAATTTGGAGTTTAGCACCAATATATCCATGCCTATACCCCCTCGTATTCATTTGTGTATGTGACGATAGAGTCCATATATTCTGCTCCTGTATCCGCAGTCTGTATCAGAGTATTAGATCCAGGTTGGAGCTGCAGCCATTTGGACGTCCTGTCCATCTTGTTAATAAGGTTAGTGACAGTGCCTCTATAGTTCTTATATACGGACTTCTTGCCATTCCGTGTATCAATAGTGATAACGTCATCAAGATGATAAGACCCATTGAGCCGGAAAGACTGGTTGGCTTCTATGTGGTATATCACAGGGTTGATCACCGTGCCTTTACAGTGGATTTCGTATATCATCCCTATGGTGTCATCAGCAGTAACATTAATCTTCGCACTCATATCATCCTTTACAGTGCCGAATACCACCGGTTTACTGAGCACCTCTTCATCATCGTAAGATGTCCAAGCTGATATATTTTCGCCTGCTTCCACCTTGGCATGATATATGTGATATATCCCTTTTTTCAAGAAATCAATATGTACAGCTCCTGTCTCACTAGCAGTAAGCACCTTAATATACTTACTCCAACCCTTTGACGTGCCATACACGCCCTGAGGTGTATCAACATAGACGTTTATTCCTGCTGCCGCCTCCGATCTTATCCAGAGCTGTACTGCATATGTTCCGGGACATGGTATACTGCCGCCTAGTTCAAGCGTGCACGGCAGGGTGTCAACAACAACCCTGCACATTGTGTCAACGGCACCATTGGGGCATATATCCTGACATGATTTCATTGTATTCACTGTATCACCTCTCTCTGTGAGTTAAACTTTGATAGCGAATGTGAACGTGTGCGGCTCTCCGGCGGTAAGCTGTATAGGTTCAGCTAAATTTTCAAAACCAATAAGAACTCTGTCTGCGTCATTACAACACACAAGCCCAACGCTGTTTATCGTTGCAGGTGAAATTGGAGTAATGGTTCTTGAATATACACAGGCTACGCTATGATTAGCAACTCCTCTGCTATTATTTGTTATTGAATAATCTGAAAAAATATCGTTAAATTCATAATTATCAATACTTTCATTGGCTTTGGATGTGCTTAATACAAGTGCAACACCGTCAGATTGTGAACTGTCACCTCTCCATGTGCTTAATCCTTGCGTCCAGTAATTGCTTGCAATGAGCACTCTACTCCCTGTAAGAGTCTGTGCTTTTTCTAAATCGGGCATACCATTGTATGAAACATTAAATGGGCTATACCCAAGCAAATTGTTAAAATTTTTAACCAACATTATTTGTAACCTCCGTTGTAAATCCATTATTGTTTATGTTTGTTGTTGCCGCGCTTTGTGCGGTCAACGCTCCCTTACTACTTCCTGAGAAGTTATTAACAGCGTCAACCAACTCCACAAGTCCATCCTCTATGTGATTAAGCTGTTCCGCACTGAGCACATCACCGGCTTTGAAATCCTGCCTTACATATTCCATATCATCCCTCCTATCCAAGTGTTGAATTGTCCAGACGTCCACTGCCAAGAACGAAAAGCCTTTCATCCCTCGGCAGTAATACATTATCCGAACATATCAGGTCAGCTCCGCCTCTTACCAGATTGGTGGTAAGAAGCGTATACCATGGCATGTAGAAGCCTTTTGCCACATTGTTGTTATCAACATTATTTCCGTGAATGTCGATAAAATTAGGCTGTGGGCAGATGATACTTACCTGCATTGTCTGTGTCTGGGTGAACAGATCCACCTCAGCACTCTCTACATAGCCATCAATATATACATCCCTGGTTCCATTTTTGTAGTAAACTCTAATCCAATCATGACTCCTTATGTATCTATATAGCTTAATCCGGTTCTCTTCCACCTGATTTCTGACATATATAGTAAGCACTATGTTTCTTTTCTGCTTCCTCGAGCTTACATACTGCTCTCCACCATAATTAGCCACAGTGGTAGTCACTATGTTGCTGTTCACAGGTCCCAACCCGGTTGCCTTGGTGATATAGTCTGACGTATCAGTCAGGCAGAGCTTTTCGCCGTATCTATTTTCTATAGTTATCTCATACATCAGACCGTACCTCCTGTGGCATAGTTGAACTGGTTCCTCGTCTGTCTATATATCTCCAATCTATTCAATGCCTTAGGGCTGTTGTTGGTCTGATTGAAGTTATAGTTATTTGTGATCTGTGTTGTCTGGCCAGCTGAAGCTACTGCCGGATAGTAAGAAGCCCTAAGTCCGTTTTTAACCAACTGAGTATTCGGCACATCAAGCCCTGAGTTGAAGTTATCAACAAGGCTGCTTCCCATCTTCTTGACCTTTTCACCAAGCTTGCCTATGTTCTCATCAAGTCCGTTGCCAAAACCTGCTAAGAAGAACTTACCACTTGTGTTAGTGAGCTTAGATGAAGAGTGCTCTCCAAGAGAGGAGTTAAACCAACTAAGTATCTTTTTTCCAAGGCCTGATACATGCCTGCTCAGCTTACCAAGCATAGTGTCATCATTCATTCCATCAATGAAACCCTGGGTGAAGTTCTTACCACTGTTTGTGGTGTCTACCGACTCTAATCCTTCCTTGCCTTTCTCACCGACCTCATTAGCAGCACTCTTTACAGCCTGTTTCTGTGACTCCACTCCCTTTGCAACTGCCTTACCGCCATCTCTACCTTCTTTCTCGGCTTTGCTCTCAAATTTATTGAGCTCGGATGTGGCAGCATTAACCATGTTGTATGCAGCGTCCACCATTTCCTGTGTGACTCCGGGTGCACCATTTTCAACAGCCTGTTTCAAGTTGTCGTAATTTTCCTGCATATCCTTAACCTGCTGCTCAAGGGTACGCTTGTTACCTTCTTCCGCAGTGATGAAATTATTAACCATCAGGTTAAGTGAGTCATTTATCTTCTGGGTATCCCCGGATATGATTGCAGAGCTTAATCCCTCATAGTTCTTGATGGTGGTGTTATAGCCAATCCATGTGTCCTCAGCCGCTTCAACCTCACTATTAAGAGTCTGCTGCTTCTCAGTCAATCCATCTATCTTTGAGCCATAGCTCTCCAATGTTGTCTCATAGGCTCCACGAAGATCTATAGCTTCATCAAGTAAGTTGTTCTCTGCTGCCCACTGATCCACAGTCTGATTTTTCATCTTATTGTACTCATCCTGTGTCTTAGTAAGTTCGTCAGTCACATCTGTCAAGTCTTTTTGAGCACTGGACAATGTGTTAAATGCCTCTGTCTGATCAGATATGGCTTGTGTATACATTTCTTCATTAGCCTGTAGTATGATCTGTGCTTTTTTCGATGATATCAACTCAAGCAACGCCTGTTTTTGCTTGTCATAGTTATCTATCACATCTCCTGTCATGCTGATCTCGGTATCAAGAGCGTCGTTGAGTGTATTTACTATAAAACTTGCTCTTTCTTCATAGCCTTTCTTAACCCTTCCGTTGGCGTCAACGATACCATCAAGCTCATTTGCAAGCTCTTGATAATAGCCAAATTGAGACTGTGCGTCCGCCACCGAGGCCTCTACGGCTTCTTTGGTGGTTCTATATGACTCAGAAAGCTGATCTACTGCTTCTTTATTTTTCTTTTCTTCGTCAGTAAGCTCCGCCCACTTCTCCCTCACCGGATCACTGGTATCACTTAACAGCACGAGAGCCGTGACAAGTCCACCCACAGCCAGAGCCGCAATCCCTGCCGGACTAGCCATCTGAACGGCATTAAGTACCTTCTGTGCAGTTGCAGCACCCTCAACAGCAGTTTTAAGCGACTTAAAGGTAGTTACCATGGTATCCACAGATTTTACGAATGTTGCTACCTTATTTACTACAAAAACTGTGGCTATAGTAGCTCCTGTTGCTTTCAACATCTTGTCAACTGTATTAATGTTGTTAATGCAAAAATTGGCAAACTTTTCAGCTTTTGGAACATACTTCTGTGCCAATGGGACAAATAGATCCATCTTAATGGTACGACCTATCTGTGTCATCTTATCCTTGATGTTGTCGTACTTGACCTTCTTAAGCTCCTCCATGGACTGGGTGGTCTTCTTGATCTCTCCCTGGGTATTCACCAGAGCCTTAACGCCCTCAATTCCAAGGTCTTCCCACATTGTACCGAACAGATCCACACCTGCCTGGTTCTGTGCCACCTGATCGTCCATTTCCATGAGCTTTTTAAGGACTTCCTGTGTTGCCTTCTGGGCACTTTCACCGCCTGCGGCGAACTCCGCCCTAAGGTCCTCGGCAGTCTTAACATTCCCACTTGTGGACTCTTCCATCTCTGCAAGCTTAGTCTTGGCGTTTTCAATCTCTTTTGAATAATCGGCGATGGTGTCTGCCATCTTCTGCTTCTTAAGCTCACTTGTCTTGGCGTTAAATTCGCTTTGCTCCTGAGTTGCATATGAGAGTTTTTTCTCAAGTTCTGCCACCTTATCCTTCTGAGCTTCGATCTCTTCGGTGGTTGCACGGACTCCATAGCCTAAGAGTGAGAAGCCTTCCGTTGTGGAAGTGGCGGTATCTTTTGTTCGGATACCAAACTCTTTCATAGCGTCTCCAAGCTTATCTACAGAGAATGTACCTGACTCCGCTCCATTAACAAGTGAGTTGATGAAGCCCTCAGCACTGTAGCCAAGCTGTTTGTAGTGCACAGAATACTCATTAAGGGTATCCAGAAAGTCTCCGTTCTTATCAAGCCCCTTCTGTGCTCCCTGCACTATCAGGTTATAGGCTTCTTTGCCACTAATACCGAACTGTGTCATGAGCATGTTCACTGCTCTCATTGACTCTTTGATGTCCCATCCGAATGTATCCCTTAATGCTATGGCGTCCTCGGTAAGTTCCTTTAATTTGCTAGGATCTACTTCTCCTGTCTGCTGTTTGACCTCGGCCATTGCCTCTGCTACATCTTCCAAACTTTCGCCATAGTTGTTCTTATAGATCTCATTCATGATGTCTCTATACTCTTCCATGGCTTCGTTTGTTGCACCTGTCTTTGCCTGGAAGTTACTTGAAGCACTGTCTGTTTCTTCCACAAGTTCCTTCATGGTGTCTTTAACCGAGCTTGCAAGAGCCTTAAGTCCATCAGCGATCAATACACTGATGGCACCTTTCATGATCGTAAACCCGTCACCGGCGTTCTTAGCTCCATCGGCTGACTCATCAAGGCTATGGTCAAGATCATCTGCTGCCTTGCTTGCTTCGTCCATCTTCTTCTTGCTGGTGGCTATGTTGGAAGAAAGATCATCTATCTCGTCTGCCAAAACTTTGGCTTCCTTGGAGTTCTTACCATATTCAAGCACCGCATTTGAATAAGCTTTTTTAAGCTCTGCAAGCTTACCTTCCTGCTTACCGATGGTGTTGCTGAGCTTATCCATCGCACTTTCCGACTTACCTGACTGAGCCTGTATGTCTGCCAAGGAGTCTGTATACTGTGCTATCTGCTTCTCGGTCTTAATGATGGCGGCTTCCTGATTTTCAATCTTAATCTTAAGATTGACAGCTTCCCTGGAGTCTTCGCCCATCTGCTCTGCAGTGAGTTCATACTGTTCCTTAAGGTTAGCAAGAACTTTCTTCTGACCGCCAAGAACCTTGTCAAGCTGGGTGAGTTTGGCACTCACGCCATCAGCACTTGACGCCCAGTCATCCAATCCTGCTGTCTGCTTCTTAAACTCAGCATTGGCAAGTGATATCTGCCTTCTGGCAGTCTGCATACCTTTTACAAGCTCGGATATGTCAACCTTATATTTGGTGGTTGTTTCGTTTTCCTTACCCACTTTGTTTCCTCCTTCCTTTTTTATTTAAAACCAGTCATCACCTGCCTGCCTACGGATAACCTTAACATTGTTTCCGTCTGAGGCTCTGCCACTGTCTTTTCTGTTAGCCTTGTTGTATTTGTTAAATCTTTTTATGAGAAGGAATACCTCCCTTGCCTTCTTCTCTCGGATAGAAATGGGATCCAATCCTGTAAAGTACCTGCACAGATTAACAGTGCTTTCGAACAGTACATCATATAAGGGGAGCTGTTCGTCTCCCGGCTCTAGTTTTTTGAGCCATCCTCAACCCCTATAAGCAGGTCAAATCCATAGCTGAATATCTTCTCAAAGATCTGCTTAACTTCCTTCACCTTCGTACGCCTGAGTTCCTCATCCGTAAGGCCATCAAATACATCCTTTAGGAATGGCTTGATAAGTGGAAGCAGCCTTATGATCATCTTGCCAAGTTCTACAGACTTATCAATCTTGTCCAGGTCAATCACATTTAAGACATCCTCGATGGTTCCGTACATCAGGTCATATGTGTCAGTTATGTAGGTCTTTTCAATGACCTTGCCGTTATATATGTTTAATTTGAGTTCCATAATTTATCTCCTTACAAATAATGAGGGAGTGTGTGATCTCCCTCATTTTTTCGTACTACTACAGACAGCAATCCTTACTTGCTTACTGCCTTGTCAGCCTACTGGGTAGCAAGTGCCGCTAAAGCCGTTGCAATCGTATCAGGTGTCTGCACAGTCTCAAAGAACTTAGCCTCGCCCGGTGTGAATTTACTAGCCGGTATCTGTACCGCCTTGGCGTTCTCTCCGGTCTTCTCAAATTTATGGATAGTGCTTACTCCGGTGTATGTTACCTCCTGTCCATTGGCTTCTGTTCCATCATCCTTAGTCTTATGAGTTGCAGATGGAATACCAAAGCTTCCCTTAAGCCTCCAGACATATCTCTCCTCACCGCTTGTATCCTCTGTGATATAGCCTATGGCATAGTTCTTATCCTTTCGCTTGCCTTCAACAAGCATGCCTGTTTTTTCATCGTAATACTGACCGGTGATCTTAGCGTATACATCATCTGCCAATGCTGATCCTGATATGGTTATAGTATCAGAGCCGGTAGAAGTAATGACAATAGCCGGCATATTATCGTAGTAATGGGTGTCTGTCGAAGTCGTAGTATCCTTTGAAATCTCACTTGCCCATATCATTGAGAAAGGGGTGCCTACCTCAAACTTCTCCGCTGTATCTGTGATTACCTCAGCACATACAACGTCACGAACACCTCTATACTCTATACATTTTGTTTTATCCATACTTACCTCCGTTAATCTATTAGTGTACAACAATAGTTACATTCATTCCTCTGCCAATGTGAGTAGTCTCATCGCTCATCACGTCATGCCCCCTGTCCGGGGTTCTAAATCCATTGTCATGTAAAGCCTTTCTGGCTTCCCTCAAGAGCTCATACGCCCTTTCCGGATCTGATGAATACACGTTGACGTCATAATCGTAAAGCACTGCTTTTGTCACATTGTCATAAGCTTTTTCCTCAGTTTCCTGATTGTTCCAAATCGTAAAGAATGTGGGTGGATAGGCCTCATCTTCTGTCATGGATCCCTGCCTTGCGACCGGGTATCCGAAGCTTGACAGCACCTCAATAAGTTTATCTTCCATATCCTCTCACATCCTTTCCAGTATATTGTTTAGTGCTTCCTGCTGTATTTGAGCAAGCTGCTTCTTAATTCGTGCTCCGTAGAAGTCATTATATATCTTCTGCGACTTGGCATGCCTTGGCGTGCCGTACATTAAAAATACACTTACTAAGCCGTCTTTCTTAAAGTCATAGCCGACTTTGATCTCTGCCACAGGCCCTTTCCATTCGACATTGTAGTTGGTGTCTATGCTCTTCGCTAATCTGCCTGTTGAGTATTTACCTTTAGCAGGGAAGTTAGCCTTGACAGTATCCTTAACGAGAGTATCGGTAACTACCCTCTTACTGGCTTTAAGAACATTGGTGATTGCGTCCTTGACATCTGCCTCTGCTGCCTCAAGGCTTGATACCATATTCTCCATGTCAATCTGGAGTCCTATCTTATTCTTGCCCATTAAGCACCACCCTTGACTGCTCTCACCTTCATCTGCAGGTACTGGTTGCTCATGTTGATGTTCTCAGGCGTGCCAAGTATCTCATAATCCAGTCCGTTTATCACAAGCCTACAATCAGCCTTGATATCCGCTCTGTACCACGTCTGGACTACGCCTGTATTCTCAACCACAACCTGTCCGTTTGAGGTTGTTTCAGTTCCACCGAATGTCTTGAAGCTTATGTAGATATCATCTTTCTTGGCATATGTCTTCTTATTTATTCCCTTGACATTTTCAATACTTGCCACCATCAGCTCTGCATGTACGTTGAACGGAAGGGAAGGGGTGAACATCTTCACTCGACATCCTCCTTTTCATATATAAGATTGGCGATACACATATGGGCATAATCGCTGAGCTTCTTGTAGTTGTACAAGTCATCAACACATGTACATATCACTCCTATGGCCGTATCGCTATCAACAACGCTCTCAGGAACGCCAAAGCCGATCAGCCTTTGCCTGACATCATCAAGCTTTGCCCCAAGAGGTCCGTCAAGGTATTCTCCTGTTATATTCATTGACTGTTTTATAGCCTTAAGCTGATCGTCTCTGGTCATTTTTTACCGCTCCTTACTGTCCGCTGCTGGCAGAAGCCTCTGATGCTGTATCCTTACCCTTCTTAATGATAAGAACTCCATTAGGGTCAACAAGCTTACCATCGCAGATCATGATACATTTGTTCTTGACTTCGTTAGTGTCGTTATCTACCCACTTAACAGTTGTCATCTGTTTATTAGTGTTTACTACATAATCCGTAAGATTTACAAACGCAGCAACTACATCGCCCTCTGCAGCGTCGTCCCATGAAGCGATAAGATCATCCTCTACAGTTTCTACAGTCTTGCCTAAGAACCTGTATGTCTCCTCGCCGTTGATACCATAGTTTGTCCTTCCGATAGGCTGACCATTCTTATCAACCATTCCATCAATGTGCCCGTCAAAGGTTGACTGGTTCATGATAAATGATCCGTTGCGGTATGCCTTCTTCATCTTGGCCTTAACCTTCTTATGCCATCCATCCCATGAGGCAAATTCAGTAGGTGTGATGGTTATGATGTTAGCCTTAGGGATCCTAGGGTCATTAAGGATACCCAGTGGCTGCTTTGTGCCACTGCCCTTCATTATTGCTTTTTCCACAGCCTTAATGATCGCCTCTGTTGCAAGAGGCACGAACAGATCCTGGAACTCACTGATTGTAACCGCATTTGCAAGCAATGTCTGAGCAATCTTACATTCAACTCCAAAGTATGAGAAGGTAACTGTATCCTGAGCAGAAATCTTCTGAGACTCCGACTTGCCTTCACCTACCCATGTTGCTTCCGGCTTAATTGATAATATCGGGATAGTAATACCTCCCTGAACATTAAGCTTACGGACAGCCTTATATATGTTGCCGTATGTGTCCATCTTCTGCACGATCTCATGCATAAGGGTTGTTGGGATTACGGCACTGGCGTCAGTTGTGCCAGTAACAGCGTCAGTTCTAAGTTCTGCAGGGATTTCCACACCACGGCATACATACTCCATGAACGCTGATCTATATTCCGGTGTGTCATGACGATCTACATTCTTATTAGATCTCTGGGCTACTGAGCTGTATGACGCAATAGGTGTGCCACCTCTAAACTCAGCGTTAGCAGGTATCTGTGATCTGGCTGATGTGTCATCCCCTTCCGGATCACCGCCATTTCCATCTCCGCTTCCGCCCTCGTCATCAAGCTGGTCAAGCTGATCCTGTGCGTCCTGCAGCTCGTCAAGCACCGCCTGGAGAGTGTCTCCAAGAGATCTAACCTCGTCCGCTGTAGTAGCTTCCTTAATGAGCCTTCTAAGCTCTGCAGCTCTCTTATTTTTTGCATTAATCAAATTCTGTAAATACTGCTTAAACTTCATCTTTCCTCTCTTTCTGTTGCACGAACTGCAACGATAACATATTACTCATCACCAAATAAGTAATGAGCTTTCAACTTCTCAAGCTCCAGATCACCATTATTATCAGAGTCCTCTGATCGGCTTCTCACACTATCCAGTGTGCTTTTCACGCTGTCCAGCGTTTCTTTCGCTCTAACGGAGATATCAGTTGCCTCATATGCTGGGAATGTTACGGCGGATACCTCATCCACCTCCCCTATCTTTTTTATATGTCGAATTGGATAGTCACTATCCAAGTTCTCCCACTCTTCATCTGCTACGGAAAACATAAATGACATTCCATCTATGTCCCCACGGCTTACCGCCGAATACAAGTTGCGGGCGTCACTGTTGTTCTCAACGTCTACGTTTGCCCTTATCTTCATGCCCTTATCATCCGGAGTAAGCTGCATGGTCGAATTTTTATTGTTCCGCCTTGATCTTGCCAGAGGTATCATATGTTTATCATGATTTACCAGAAACCTTACATCCCTCAGATTGGTGTCATCAAGTGCTCCCGGTTCAATCACCTCCTGGAAGTATCCACCAATGTCAGTCGGTGAGCTATACACGATCGGTCTTCCCTCAAAAAAGTGCCCATGTACATCATCATTACCTGCCCGGACATCAAATTTATAGAAACGTGTCACTACGCAGTTTTCACTATTTTTGTTCCCCATCCTGTCCTCCAATCTTTTTCTTCTGATACAGCCATGCCTTATTGGCGTCAACATAGTTGAGTGACTGCATTCTTACTCCTACGAGCTCCGGCAGAGGTTCATATCCTACCGCTGTTCTCTTCTCATTCTCGTACAGATCACCGGCGTCACCTAAAAGCCTTAACATTTCAATGACCTGATCCGTCGTCATAAATTCAAGGTGTTTGGTATAAAACCTTACCTCATTTCCTCTGGTCTTCTGATTATCCGTGAACAGTGTCTTTGTAAAAGCACCATTCATACGCAATACAAGAGGTTCTATCGTCTTTTGAAAAAAAGCTTCATACTGAGCCTTTGTATAATCACCTATTAATATCGGCAACGGGACTCCAAAGTTACGAAGTATTTTTTCATCTATGAATTTAAGAGTTTCGGCGTCAACAAATTTGATATTTGGATTGATAGGGATATACTCACTCTTAAGATCAAGCGGAAGAAATCCGCTCATATTCTGATTGAGCTTCTTCTCCAGGTCCCTCATAGCCGTCTCAGTCTTGCCATCATCCATGTATGTGTTGAATTTGACCACGCCGGTAACTGCAAGGCTTTTCTTTGCAGCCTTGCTTACGCCTTCAAGCAGGTCATTGTTGATCTGCAATGTCTTAAGCAAGGATGAGTTGTCCGGCTGTCCAAATTCATTGCCGCCCATAAGCTCATTGACGCTGTATCTGTACCTTATATGTATCACATCGCTGTATGGAAGAACTGTCTCATATCCGTTAAGAAAACCAAGCTTGACGTACAGATTGTTGTTGCCGTCCTGCTGCCACTCTACGCTTGTAGGCAGTACAGGGTATAGCCCTGTGTAGCGTTTCTTCTCTCGCCCCTTATCATCTCGCCACACAGCATATGTGGGGATTATCCAGCTGTTGTAGTTAAGCATAAGGAGCCACACTACCTTTTCAATGAAATCTGTTGTGGTCATAAGATTATTGGGTTCCTTTAATAGCTGTTGCAGATCATCATTTATAGGAATTATGTCCGAACCTTCGACCCTTACATGTTTGGGTATAAGCTTCAGGCACTCCTGCACGATACAATTAACCGCCTGCTGCACTACATCACTGGCATATATATCCTGCCCAAACTGGCTGAATATCGGCGTATAGCCATTCATCATTTCTGCAAGCAGATTGTTTGTTCTTCTTTTTTTCAAGAAGCCGCTAAACCAACCCATCTTAGTCCCCTTTCTTAGTTATCTTCATTCTATTTACCATTTCTGTAAGTTCGCTCTTGTGCCGCCGATACATCTCATACAGACCTATCAGGGTCACAGAGCCATCTATCTTATTTTCATTTGTCGTCTTAATACACAACGCCTGCCGCTTGTCATTCACCTGCAGGCAGGCATTTTTAAAATTCCATCTATCCACAGGATTTTCATTGTAATTGATCAACTGACTTTTTAGATCGGCTTCAACAAGTCTGATGGCATTGTTTAACGTGTCAGCGTTCTGCAGTACCATCTCAAGCTCCTTGCCTTCTCTTGTCCAGCCGTATTCATTCATCCTGTTGATCCAGTCCTTTGAAAACCTCTGATCATATCCGCAGTATATGAGCCTGATGCCATAATCCAAAAAGAGCTTGTAAAACCAGTCGGCTACCACTGCCAGATCTATCTCATTATCCGGGCAGACTGTGATATAACCTGCGTCTACCCACTCTTTATAATGTGCTCCTGCCTTGTGGTCATCCTTATCAACATCCAGTTTTGACCTTGGTACAAAATACTGTGTATATATGTATTTGATAGGTTCTCCCGGCTTCATGAACAGCACCTTAGCACAGCACAGGTCTGTTGTTTCTGCCAGATCCACCATTCCAAGGCATATGCTGCCTCTGAACTCCTCAATGTCATAGGTTGCCGTATATGTGTAATCCTCAATATCAAGCCAGCTCTGGACTCCATTCTGCTTAATGTTGAAATCCTTTGACATTACAAAAATCCTGTCTGCCTTGGATTGCTTGGCAAGCTCTATCTGCTCATCGAGGTAATCCCACTTCTTCACCATTCCAAGGGTTGGATTGGATTTCATCCATGACCTTCTGTTAGTCCACACCTCTGTCTCAGAGTCCTGTGTGTATAACCAGTCAAGCCTTCTTTTTGAAGCAAGCGAGTCATCCTCCCGGTAGATTGCCCTGTGAGCTTTCTTAAGTTCCTCATCAAGAAACCCATCAACAACGAAACCCTCTGTAGTGATAAGATACAGCTTGGGATTATCCTTTAATGACTGGGACTGCTCTATTGACTTAACAATGACATTCGTCTTCATTTCGTGAACCTCGTCCACGATGGCGAAGTCAATGTTTCTACCTTCCTTGTTCCTGGTTCTGTCTGAAAGCTTAAATATTTTGGATCCATTATTTTTGTTACTTAGAAACCTCTGATTTCTGTGGGTATCCACACTTTCGGGATCTATCAGTAATCTCATGACATCTATAGCGTCATATGTGATCGACGCTTGGTTATCATCATTGGAGCTACATACAATATCCGCTCCGGGGTTTCCAACAATCAACTCGGACATACCAAGGGCTGAACATGTTTCACTCTTAGTATTTTTACGAGCAATTTCTAACAAAATACGCTTGAAGCGGTCAAAGCCTGTATCTGACATCTTGAAACTGTATGAGGCTTCGATAAAGGCTTTCTGCCAGTCCATAAGGACCATTGGCTGATTATAAAAGGGGCTTTTTGTGAGCCTCAGGCAGTTCTCCATGAAGTTCATCCTCAGATCAGCAGCTTCTGTATTGTACAAATACTCACCGGTCTTCATGTCTTCATGCAGGTTATTGAGCTGCGTTTTCAGATCCTCTCCGATAATGTATGTGCCGTCCTCACAGAGTTCCTTGTACCTGAGAAGGTGGCTATTGTCCGGGGTCCATATGACCCTGTCCTGTATCAGCATGTACTCACCTCTACATTACTTAAGAGCCTGGGTATATTTTTTAGCCCATATCCTGAGAGGGCTCTCCTCACTGTCTGCGTCCTGCCCTGTACAATGTGCCAACACCTTAATAGCATTTGTATATTGCTGCAGTGTTTCTTTGTACAGCTTCGCTGCCGGAGTAGCTTTCTGCCGCTCAGGGTTGTTAGGATCAACTCGTATCTGTGGTAGATTTCTATATTTTTCAAGCTGTCCTTCCATGAACATGACCTCATCTATCAATCTATCCACAAGTTCGTTGTTGTTCTTTATTATCTTTTTAAGATGTGTGCGTCTATCCATGCTTCCACCTCTTACTGCGGTATAGCCATGTTGATGTATGCAATGTATTTCTGTGCGTTCTGCACCGAGAAGCTAAGCTTCATAGCATTTCCCTTAAGCTCCGCTACTCCAAGATCGGTCTCATGTACTGTTCCAAGTCCGTTATTCCGGACAGCAATCGGCTGTTCAACACTGCCCATCTTGTTAAATGAATTAGTATGAGCCAATGTAAGATTTGCACTGAGCTCACCTACGGTAGATCCAGTGTCTATTGCCACTGCTCCAACCACATACAGTACTCCACTAAGCAGCCTGCTGTATATGTTGTTAGTTTTGATAAGCGAGTCTGAGGTTGTTGCCTTTACCCAGCCGGTATCATTCGCCGGCATTACAGGAATTTTGTTTTTTTCAGCGTCAAAACCATACGTTGCCATTCTTTCTCCTTTTCAATTCCAAAAATCTCATTTTTTTGGTCGCTGTGAGAATTATGCCCACCCAACAGTCCCCCGTAAGGCTTAAAAATCCCTCTTAGAGGGGGGTGTACCTTTCCCACCAATCATCAATGTATCTCTTCCATTCATCTACATTCCTGCCATCGGATATATTCATAAGCCTGTCTATGCACTCTTCCTTTGCCGTGTCGATGAACACCAGCTCTGCACCAAGCTCACGAGCAAGCCGCTCACGCTCTGATATCAACGGATATCCACCGATGATATATGCACTCTGCCACCTGCCTCTTCTATACTTGACACATTCAAGCAAGTAGTCTCTCATCCCAAAGGCAACAGCATTAAGCCTCGGCGGCTTGATATATGGAACACATCCGGATACACAGTTCCAAATGCTATCCATGCTTACTATCAAGTCACCGGGTGACTTAACACCATTAACATAGGAGGACTTACCGCTCATGGGTGATCCATATACAATGTACACAGACTGTCTTCCACGAGCCAATTTATCATGTATTAGGTTATGGCATTTATGATGGACGAATACGATGTTATCAGGATTAAGGGATATCTCTGCGTCGGTGTAGTTATCCTCGGTAAGCGGAACCTGATGGTGTCCAATGCAGTCATACTTCCTGGTGATAGGTCTGCCACAGTATGCGCATATAAGTTGCTTATGTTCATCCAGTCTTTCAACCTTCAATACCTTAAGCAGCTTCTCCCATTCTTTTGACCTGTAGAAATCAGACAATGTTTTACCAATCATTATTAAATGCTCCCTTGCTCTTTGCCAGGCTCTCTGCTGCCCTCAGTCGGTCTTTCATCTCCCACTCAGGGCTTTTCATGACATTCGTCCAGAAAGCCTGTATCTCATTAACTGACGCTATGTGAAGTGCAGGATTGGCAGGATTAGTATTTTGCAGATAATCCAGATATGCCATATATTCCTGCACGTCTTTTCTTGCCACTAATTTGTATGCATTGCCTCTGGCATACTTTGGGGAGTAACCTGCCTTAACCGCTGATTTTTCGGCGTTTCCGGCACATTCGCCCCTATAATAAGTTGCCAACAATTTTAACTGTGGTTTGAGTTTAGGTTCATCCAAACAATCACCCCTTTATACCTTCTTGGTATAATCGAGGTATATCCAGCCAACTCCACTCTTTAATCTGCCCCATCCGTTCTTTGTCTCCGAAATGGTATATACGCCCTTCGGAAAATAATAAGATGGGTTCTTTTTTATCATGGCCTTGTCATCAGTGAGAAGGCCAACATCCTTATAGCCTGTACCTGGTCCAGAACGTATGTACAACGCTGTTGCTGTGATACGGACCTTATACGGCTGACTCAACTTATCAAGTGGCTCATGCTTCGTTGTCGGCTTGAGCACACCGGTTGCCTCTTCGTTGATGACCTTAACTGTGAGCTGATTTCTGAACCACTTCATATCCTTGCCGAACTTGGCAAGCCAATACCCAGGGTCGGCATGGCTGCTTGCATATCCTCTAGCTGCTGCCTCCTTGTGGCTGATCACATTCTTAACAGGAATGTTGTACTTATCCATCAGATACCTACACAGATCTGCTGCCAGCTTGAAAGCCGCAGTGAAGTATGTACTATCGTTAAGAGCGTCCTCACAGATTTCAAACTGGATATAAGAGCCATTGTATGAACCCTTAGAGCCTGATCCACAGCCCCAGCTCCTATAATTCCAAGGTAGTGTCTGATATACCCTTACCGTGCCGTTTTTATCCTTTCCGATGAAAGCATGTACACATTTACGTCTGCCTTTTGCCATTGCTCTGTTCCAGTCGTTTCCGTTTGGGTTTTTTCCCAGTATTCCATCATCCGGCTGCACATATCTCTTAAGGTTAGGATTGTTGCACCCGGTTGAATGTACGATTATACCCCTTGGTGTGATCTTTCCTGCTGCCTTATAGCAATCATTATTTGTTAAAAAACACTGCTTAATGTCCACTGCCTTCACTCCTTTCTAAATCTTCCACTCTATGGTTGAGTACCTTAATCTGTTCCTCTACCACCGGCATACGCTCCGCAAAGTGGTTGTGTTTATCAACCTTCTTTTCAAGTTGCTCTATACGATAGCCCATGAGTTTCATTCCACCCAGTGAGCCTATGCAGGTTCCAAGTAGACTTAACAGCCCTACTATTATTGACTCTAACATGAGCTGATCACCTACTTCTTTGCCTGCTTGGCAATCTGATCTACATATACTGCTGCCCCTGCCACAAGAACTCCCTGTGTTATTGCTGTGAATATACCCATAAGGCTTATTCCGGAAACCGCTGACACATACAGTGCGCTCAGCACCACTCCTGCAGCTCCTAAGATTGCCGGAATATACTTGTCGTTGACCTTCTCTGTCTCTTTAAGGAATAATCCAATCACGATCAGTACAGGAACCAATATAAGCAGTTCCGGCTTGATATACTCTGTTATGTTATCCATACCTCCACTCCTTTCTTTCCGATACGTCATACATCAATGATAAGGCTATGTTTATGATATTAGAATGACTGTCCATGGACATTTTGGGGCATGAAAAAAGAGACGGCCATTCAGGTCGTCCCCATTGTTTTGTAAATCTTAATACATAGATTTTTCTTCCACCGGCTTACAGTCCTTACTTCCACTCCGTAGATCTCTGCTATATGCTCCAGTGTTAGATTATCCCGGTAGTAATCATCAAGTAGATTAATATGTGGGTGGTTCTTAAGTTTTTCTAGTGCACGTTCAAGCACCGGATCATCACCTGTCTTGTAGTACTCTCGTAGCCTATCCGATATCTGCTCATATATGATCAGGTCACTATACTTTATCATTGACTCTCCGAGCAATGCGTCTATGGTTTCTTTCACCACTGCCTTAACATGTTCATCTGTCATTACTTATATCACCCTCCATTTACTTTACTTATACAAAACACAACTGCCCATCAGCTTCTTCCCCTATCCGCATGTTGGGCATTCTCTTACCTATGCATAGCTCAGGCAGGTTAGATTTAACCAATGCCGCAGGAATGGGCGGACATACTGCATTGCCGCACCTCTTAACCTGCTCAGTCCTAGTATACATCTTGCCTGTGCTATCATGATCTATGATATAGTCATCCGGGAAGCCTTGGCACCCATACAGTTCCCTTGGCTCTAACATCCTAAGTCCAATATCCACTATCTGATACTGTTCGCCTTTGATGGTCACAAGTCCGAACCGGTCTCTTGATGTCACTGTGTCCAGTGGCTGTTCAATGTCCTGTCCAGTACCTTCACCATAGTACTTAATCAGAAACGCTCTAACCTCTCCGAAGTGCCCGGCTGATGTAGTCACTGTATGTAGCGGCTCTCTTTCATCTTGGCCTGTTCCTGTTTTGTAGAACTTGCTAAGGAATGATGTAACCAGTCCGTATCTGTTCGACCCATCCACTGTCATGATAGGGTCTTCTATGGTCTGCCCTCGTACTCCGCTGGAGTCAGTCTCTGAATGATACTGGATGAGCGTAGCCGTAACCAACCGGTTGTGATCTATTGTCGTTATCGTTCCAACCGGATCTTCTATTTTACTTCCACCACCTTGGTAATTTCCACCATACGTTTTGTCTATAATAGGTGCAAGTCTCGGCTCGCATAAATAATGCTTTCCACTGCTTACTATAGTCGGCAACGGCTTCTTAATATCGTGAACTCTTGGAGCCTGTCCTATTCGTTCACCATAGCCAATAGGTACTATAAAAGGCTCCGGATTATCCAGCACAAACTTCTTAAGGCCTCGTGCAATCCTCTGCATAGTCTTTGGTGCAAGCGGTCTCACTGCCCGGATACCATGCTTCTCTTTGATCTGCTCTGATGTATCAAAGATACTCGGACATGGTAGACTAAAATCAAGCTGTGTATATGCTCCAACATAAGGCTTGAGCAGTCCCGCCTTGACCTCTTCACTGTCTGCCGGTGCATGTGTATGCTTCGGCCATATGATAGCCCCGCCGTCACACCTGGCTATTAAGAAGAACCTCTTCCTTGTAGTTGGTGCACCGTAGTCTGCTGCCACAAGCTCTCTGAACTGTACCTCATACCCCAGCTCATTGAGCTGCTTTACAAACTGCCTGAATGTATCTCCCTGCTTTGCCCTTATTGGATGGTGCCCTCTATTAAGTGGTCCCCATGTCTTAAATTCCTCAACATTCTCAAGCATGATCACTCTTGGTCTCACAAGAGCCGCCCACCTCAAGGCTACCCATGCAAGCCCTCTGATGTTCTTATCCTTTGGCTTCCCTCCCTTTGCCTTACTGAAATGTTTACAATCTGGAGAGAACCAGGCAAGAGCTACCGGATGTCCCTCACAGGCTTCCACAGGATCCACCGCCCATACGTTCTCGCAGTAATGCTTAGTGGTTGGATGATTGGCTTGATGCATTCTTATAGCCTCCGGGTCGTGATTGATAGCAATGTCGACGCTGTATCCAGTAGCCATTTCTATTCCGGTGGAAGCCCCACCCCCACCGGCGAAATTATCAACAATGAGCTCTCCGTTTATCATGGCAGCACCTCCGGAAAGTCCTCAAAGCTCATCTGGATTGCAGGAATGTCTTCCCATGGGACTCCAATATAATCCAATACCCTGCCCCATCCGAACTTCTCTCCAGTCTCAGGATCAGTACAGCATTTGTACATATAGAACTCCCACTCTTTTGGATTTCTTTCTCGTAGCCTGTCAAATCTATGTGGTCGCTTTTCCATATGTATCCCAAACCCACACATACTACAGCCAGTTCTCTGAGCCCCTGTAGTTCGTAGATTTCCATTTTCATCTTTTTCAATGGATCCGTATATAGCCGGTATGATTGTCTCAACAGGTTCATAAGGTATTATGTTGCCATCCTTGTCCTTGCTATATGGCTGTTCATAGTATAGCTTAGCAAATACATCTGTGTGTGCGTGATACCACTCATCCATATCCCTAGCCAGCCTAAGGATGTCATTCCTTAAGTATGGAGCAAACGGAGCCGATCTCATAGTTGTCTTGCCATAGTAGTTGCAGCCGTGATCTGTCAGAGCTTCCTCTCTCTGCCCACCTTCTGACGCCATCAAACCAAGAAACGGATAGCTTGAATGTTCTTTCGCCCAATCATCACATGGCTTCTCTTTTAGCCAATAGCAACACCTGTTTGACACTTTGAAGTTTGGTTTATAGTACATTACCCCTTCTCTTTCATTTTCATAACCTCCGAATAGGTTAAGCCACTTTTGTGGCAGCTTCATTCGGCTGTCTTTTTGAAAATGTCCTTGCTCACCACATTCGCCGGTGATGATTGCATGTCTTACCGTAGTGTTTCTACCTGTTGGATTTTGTAGCAACTCAATCTTTCCTGCAATTCTCTTGCTGATTACTGGAAATCCGCACTCGTTTAATACTTCAACTTTTGTCTTTGATGGTGTCAGTATAGTGACGCCTAAAGCCTTATGTACCCTCTGTATGCTTTTATCTTCCAGTAAAGACACTGATATCGCAGGGACATTAATGCCTATGGATTTCAGAAATATATGTAAAGTAATGCTATCTAAACCACCAACACTTACATGTGCCTTCTTATACCTTGTAAGCATTTGCTCATAAAATTCATTTGCCCTAATTCTGCTCCGGTTTACCTTTGCTTCATAGGGCAGATTCTGAAGCCGTACCATTCTGTTTCTTGCTTCACTTTTACGTTTTTTCCATGCGTTTAATTCTTCATCCGGATTGTCCAGTTCTCCGTCTTCACCAAATACTCGAACAATCAGATCATCATTTTCAATATTCATTTTTCTAATTCAGGAACCCGATATATCGTCACCCCGGCCGGAGGTTCGGCTCCTTTCATTTATTGTTATCTTTACTTTTTGTCCGTGATCGTAAACGGAATAATAGACTCCGGAACATAGTTCACTTCATATTTGTATTTGTTGACCTCAGCCCCTCCGAGATCTTCTATGACATACATGGTGTCTTCGTTGAGACCAATGATATGCCTCTTGTATGTGCCATCTTCCATCTCAACAACTAATGTTACCTGGCTGCTAGTAGCGTCCTCACGACTAAAGGCACCAATCAGCTCAAATTCAACCTTGTCTGTTCTCGTGTTGATTACTGCAAACCTCCGGAGAATGTTGAAGTTTTCTGCTTCCTGCTTCATGTTGTATGTAACTTTGGCAGACTCAGTACATCCTGCCATAAGTACTGCAGCCATTGCTACTGTCATTCCGATTGTTAATATCTTCTTTTTCATATACCCTTACCTCTTTTCTTAGTTATTTTTATCAATCATAGCCTGCTGCCTCTGTGCTATGCCGGCTATTGTGATTTTAAGCTGTGGCGATATTAACGCCTGCTGCCGTGCTCGTTCCACGTTCCTGTCATATATCCTGTAGAAATTAGATCTGTCTGAAACAATGCTTTCTGAAAAACATAGTTGTCTGAAACCGCCTATCTGCCTAACAGTATTGGCTGTGATGGGATTAAGACTTGCTAAGGCTTCTGCTGGGTTGTATGATCCATACTTGCATATAGCCTGCATTACCTTATCCCACTCCTCCCCTGCAAGGGGGTAGTCACCTGCTGCCACGGATACATATGCTTCCCGAATGTCCGCTATTGATGGTGACCATTTGTTGGTTGCTACCCACTTGTTCAGAGCCGCCTCAGCAACATCATACGGAATATCCTGTAGCTGCTTATACCACAGCTCCATAGCCTGGTTGTTCGGCAGCAGGTTCTCTTTGGGGTAGTATGTCTTAAGTGCCATTGTCCATGTAGCAAATTCTTCTCTATTCATGTCGTCACCTTCCACTTCTAAGCATATAGAAGAGCATTTCTGTGAGACTCCTCCGCCTCGGTCCTTGTCTGCATGGGAGAATTGCTGAAAGCTTCCACCTGCCTCCCGGTTCCAATGGTGTTGGGGTCTCATATTCATCAACTTCTTCCGCAGATTGTGGAATAGCCACCATTATCCCATAGTAACAAGAGGAGTTTGGGCAACATTCCATAATATGTTTATCCAGCTTACCGCTTCTTATGTCATCCTGAATACTTTTGTAGCATTCCATCGTGGTAACTATGTAGTTCTTTTCTCCCAGGAAATTTAAGCCGTTCCCACTGAATACATCCTCTTTGCAGCTCTTGATCTCATAGCATGTGAATATACCTTTTTCTATGTATCCGATTGAAGTGACTCCTGCCGGCTCAAATTGCATGAAGTCAACTCTCTTTACATCCTTGGTGCCATAGTCAATACTCACCTCTTTTGCGTAGTATTTCCCCGCACCGCTAAGCCTGTCAGTCACTAACAGATCGCTTAAGAACTTGGTTGTTTCTTTCCTGTCCATGTAATCACCTTCCACTTCTTAGTTTTTCTCTGTCCTTTCTCGTGTGATAATCATCTATCACACATGGAGCCACCATCGGAACTCTCTCTTGCTTATGTTCCGGTGACTTTTCCTCTGTTATTCATATGTTGGCTCCGGCTTTGTGTCCGAATATACATAGTCATCATCACTCAACTCGTCAGCAATAATTCTGACATCTGCTCTCTGCAGCTTTAAGAGTAATAAGTCAAACTCATCCAGATTTCTAAGGGAATTCAGATTCGGGTTTGTATCTACTCTCATTTCCCATCCATCCTTTCTATCTCTATTCCACTTAGAGAGACGTATTGTTCTGTTGAGTTCCTCCTGCTGTTCCTCTTCATCCACTGTAAAATCAATAGTGGCATATTTGAATGAACTCCAGCTTCTCTCATGATCCTCCTCAAGGTCAAAGAAAACAGGCATTGCCTCATACTCTGGTGACTCATCCAATTCAACTTCTCTGCCATCGGTATCCATATTTCTTGCGACAAACTTTTTGTATTCCTTAAACAAATCCGTTAATTTCATTTCTGTTATCTGAGGTTCTTTCATCAAATACTGGAAATTTTTCAACATTTGCTTATTATCCATAAGAACAGATTTATTAACTATTTCCGTAAGAACTGTATCTAATTTTACTATATAGGCAGACATATCATAGTTTTCAATAAACGGAACTAAAACCTGCTCAACTCTTTCTTTGACCGCCTTTTCAAGCTTTCCATAATTAAATGAACTAGCTATTGCTTTTTCTATTCCATCCGTCACCTTTTCTCTAATAATCTGATCAACAGTTCCATCCGATAGGATTTCATCAGTGATTCTCTTAATATCTTCATCGAAATTTGCCATACTATTTTCCTCCTAAATTTTATTTTAGACTAAACCCTAAAGACAAATCCCCTGCAGTAAGGTTCATCATCTTCATAAATCACAAATGTTTCATGTTCTATCGGAACATCATATGTCCATGATATTATCTTTCCGTTCTCGTCTTTCTCTTCACACCATTTTACAGTAAATCCGAATACATCTGAACGCTCACAGTTGTGTACTATTCCACCACTAGGAATAGCCTTAACATATATTTTGCCACCTTTCCAACAATCCCCCTCATCTGTTATTGCTCCCTCTAATTCAACCAGGTCATCACTTGCCCCTGTAACAATTACAATTCTGTTATCTTTGGCAAGCTGTAATTCTTCTTTGGTAAACATTCGATAGTCATATTGTCTGCCATCAATTAAATTCGCAAATTCTTTTAACTCCATTGCCTGTCCTCCTTGTCATTAGCCAATTTACCTGCGGCTTCCTCGTTACCCTGATGAAGCCCAGTTCGCCATCATCTCGTATGAGCGGTCAAGCTGCTCAGCCACCCGGTTCCTGCCCGGATCATATGCTGTTCCATTGGTTCCAGATCGGTACTGCCTTGCTTCCTGGTTAGTTACTGCATCAATCACCCATCTTTTGATTGCAAGATAATGCGATTTAGATTTATATGCTTTCTCCGCTATGTATTCATCCAGGTACTTTATTGCCTTGTCCCTGATTTCCTCGCCATAGTCGGCAGTAAGCTTCTCGTATTCGGCAGCAGTTAAGAGTACATGCTTATACTCCCCATATTTCTTCTTGGGAGCCTTTGCCGCTCTGCTGCCGGCACTCTTGCCGGAAGAAGCGGCTATATTATCTATACTACTCTTATCTATACTATCCTTATCTAATCTAATCTTATCTATACTATTCCAACATTCGCTTTCGTTCTGCTCACACTTGCTAACATTTTGACAACAAGTGTTATCATTTTGCTGACAATCGTTATCACAACTGTTACACTCTGTGTCAGGACAGGATATATCCGTATCCTGCTGCCCTGCGGAAGTATCATCAATGCATGTATTGTCAGAATTAAGCCCGGAGCTGAAGTCATACGTCTTATCCTCTTTCACCTCAAGCAGTCTCTTCTCTTCAATACACTGTGACGGCTTGATTCTGCTTGTCTGTATCTGGTTATTAACCTTCCAGTGACGGATTGCAACCACTCCTGACTCAAACTGTATGATAAAGCCCTTGGCAATCAACAGCTTCATATCATCATCAGACGCAAGGATAGACCTCTTCACGCTCTTGGCATTGTTAAGGAAGCCCTCATCATCTGCGTTCATGCCCAAGTGAAAATACAATGCCTGGGCAGATAAGGGCATTTCCTTGAAATCATCACAGCCTATAACCTGTAACGAGAACATTCTTTTTTCTGCCATAGCTTACACCTCTCTTATCCTTATGCCGTATGTATACAACATAAGCTTTCTTTTTATGATATAGTCTCTGGTTCTAAAGCCTTTCGTATCTTCAACCACCAGTTCACCCTTTTCGTTGTCTATGTATACAAAATCCGCAAGATATGAGCATTCCTTTTCAAGGATTCTCCCTTTCTTGAATGATCCTTTGTGCGGTCCTCTTTCATAGATTTCATTGGTCAACGCTCTCTGTGTTGGGATAAGGATATACTTACGCTGCCGTTGCAGGTCGCTGATTGCTCCGGAAGCTTCAAGGGCTTTCAACTGGCTGTATCTTCGTGCTTCCTTCTTGCTGTCGAACACGATGCCGTCAACCTCAACCTTCCGGCTACTGTACTTGCTTACCTTGTTCTTGCCCATATCATCCTCATCTCCTCTACTTGAAGGGTAGATCATCTTCTATCCCCTCCGGAATACTCATGAAGCCGGAAGCTTCTCTTGGATCCGGAGCAGGTGAAGGATCCTGCTGCCTTGAACTGCTGCCGTCATTTCCTGCCGTGTTCTTGCTCTCGGCAAATTCCTGCTCTTCTACCACAACATCTGTTGTATACACCTTGTTGCCATCCCTGTTAGTATAGCTTCCTGTCTGTATCCTTCCGCAGACACATATCTTCGTGCCCTGCTTAATGTACTTATCTGCGAACTCTGCTGAACGTCCAAAGGCTACGCAACTGATGAAGTCAGCACTCTGCTCATTGTCTTTTTTATACCTTCTGTCTACAGCAAGGGTATACCTTGCCACCGCCATCTGTTCGTCTCCCTGCTGAGAATACCTGATCTCAGGATCCCTACACAGCCTGCCTATCAATATGACCTTGTTCATCCCTATTCCTCCTCTTTTCTCTTGCTACTGCAAGTCTCTTTTCCCTGGCACCCATCCCAAGGATGGCAAGAGCCATAAGCATTAAGCCTAATGCTGTTAATAATATCCTTCCCGGTCTTCCCAGACAGAAGTCTGCCACCTCGTGAAAGAAGACACAGAACAAAAGGATCACCGCAAGGGTGCTGTAAATGAAATCATCCATGTTGCCGCCCTCCTTAACATGCAGACAAGGTACTCTTAGCCAAGTCTAAATAAAACTTATCAATACTCTTGTAAAACGGACAATCGCCGGTAAATGTAGTGTTGTTAAGACATGTACACTTCCCTGCCTCATCCCTTGCAAAGCAGCGTCTATGGTCATCATCATCGTTCAAACATTTATTAGCAGGTATTTTGCTCATATTTCTATTCCCTCCTATTTACCAGTTCATACTGACCGGTCTCTGAATTTATTGTTATCATTTTTTCTATTTCTTCATTTTTTGCCAATTTGATTTTTTGACAATCGCAGTGCTCACCCGGATCCAGATGAGCACCACATAGTGTGCATACGTTGTAATACATATTGATAATTTCCTTCCGGTTTGTTACAATACGAGTGAACATTCTTTTTTTTGCACCTGCGGATTGCCGTCCAAAGGTGCTTCTTTTATGCCAACTAATGTCACATCATATTCTGCGATAACTCACCCCACGCTATAGCCTGTGCCGTCTGATAAGGGTCATACGGCGGAACATGCTTGCCTTCATCAAGGTCCTTCTTGTATTTGAGGTAATCTATTAATACCAAGAGGTTGATCCAGGTCACACCTGTTCCGTCCAATATGGCATATGGACCATATCTACCCTTTTTAACGTAGGCGTCCAGTTCGGACACACGTCTTGTAGCAGTACTGGAAGACACATGAAACATGTTCTTCATATCTGCCTTACTGATGTAAGGGCATGCCGTAATATAGCTGACGCTATTAATATGCAGCCCTGCAGCTCCTTTTGCCAACTTACTCACCCTCCTCACTAAATCCGAGTATGATCTTAACCATCTTGCTGCTCTTGCTGATGAGTTCACTTGTGTTTTTTGAATTTTTCACTATTTTCTCAAAGGTTGCTTCCGCCTTATCCTTTCCAAGCCTTTCTTTCAATTCATTCCTAAACGCCGCCAAAAGGCAATCCATTTCTGTGCATATTAATGCTGTGTCTCCTTCAATCTCTACATGTCCTTTACTTGATAAAATCATATCCATCCTCCTATATTGTTTTGATTTTCTTAATTAAGTTTTTAATCACTATCTGGGGAATACAGGCTAACAAGTCTTATTCTGTGTTTCACCTGCCCCGGATTTACCATTTCTATAAAGGTCATCAGCATTTCCTCAGGAATAATTATTTCTTCCGTTTTACTGTCAAAATCCAACCTAAATGGTGGTAGCAACTGCTGATCATATCCGTATTTCCATCTAAATCCTTCGTACAAGATGGTACCAATATTCATCTTCCTGCAAGTCTGACATTTTTGCGATGATGTACTTTGAAGTTCCATCTCCTCAACGATATCGTATACAGCCTGTAACTGATTAAGTGTCATGGTTTCCAGATTGGTTATTATTTCAAGATTATATGAAGCACTCCTTGCAAGCTGTCTAATCAAAAAATTTCTTTTTACATTTTCAATAAGTTTCAAAGATGTATCTCACTCCTTTCTTTTCGTAAATAATTATTGCATAATGCGAACATCGCTTGATTTCCTTTCAACTTATAGTGTGATATACTCCTATTACAGGCTCCCGCCAGAGCCAAGTTCTTATGAAGGGAGGTATTAACTATGAATGATCCTGTTACGTTTGAAGATATTTCCAAGTTGGAAGAATCTATCAAGGACCATCAGCTTATTGTTGGCTATGCTATTTTTCGTGCTCTCAAAGAAAATAAAAATATAACTTCAATAAAAGATTTTTATGACTTTGTTTGCGATGCTGAGACTAATTACAATAATCATAAAGATTTGCACATGTTGTAATCAGACAGGCTTACTACCTGCATCTTTTTCGATTCTGTCCCTGACTGCATTCAAAAGTTTCCACGCCTGCGATGCAGTCAGGTGTTCTCTCCTGAATATTTCATATATTTCATCTACTCCTTCTTTAACTGTCACCTTCTCACCTCCGCTGTTCTAGACTTTACATGAATATTCGCCCATGTTTAACATGTTAGACTTTCAAGTTAAAAAAATAACTCGCTTACGCTTTTACCAAGTGCATCTGCTATTCTTCGAAGTGTCCTTGTCGATGTTTCTTTTACAGCTCCGCTTTCAAGACCTGATATAATAGTTCTTGAAACACCAGCTTTAATAGCAAGATCTTCCTGTGTAATTCCAGCGTTTTCTCGAATCTCCTTAACTCTATATTCCACTATTCTTCCTCCTTTCAAGCTGTCTAATTTATTTGACAAATGAAGTTTAACATATTAAACAGGCTGTGTCAATTGTTTTTGTTTAAAATGTTTGACACATTTATTTTCATACTGTACAATATAGTAAACAAACAACTGGAGGTGAAAAAATGACATTAGGTGAAATTATAAAACACTATAGATCTGATCATTCTCTTAGCATGGATGCATTCTCTGAACGCAGTGGTATAAGTAAAGCATATATATCTTTATTGGAAAAAAACAAACATCCTAAGACAGGAAAAGAAATATCACCATCTATACAATCTATCCGTCAAGCTGCACAAGGCATGAATATGGATTTTGATGATTTATTTGCTTTATTAGACGGAAAGGTTGAGGTAAATCAAGCTAAACCTCTGCAAGGCAGAAAAATTCCTGTCCTTGGTCGCGTTGCCGCTGGTATTCCGATCAATGCAGTTACTGAGATTATAGACACTGAGGAAATATCTGAGGATATGGCAAAGACTGGTGACTTCTTTGCTCTGCAAATCAAGGGCGACAGCATGGAGCCACGAATATATGACGGTGATGTTGTCATTG